AGTTGGCCTATATAATATATAAGGTATTTTAAGTACAGTATATTGTTTAGTGGTTGTTTCTCTAAAACTAGAAGCAATAATTGGTGTTGTTTCTCCAGAAGTAGTATAAATTACATCATAATATAATTCATTAGACCTAATTGTATCACCACTAACTTCTGATTCAAAATATACTAAAAGTGAGTGGGTTCCATGAGGTCGCGCGGGAATGGTGTAACCTAATTGTCGACCAGACACGCTAGTAACTTCTGTACCAATAATATCACCATCCATTATAAAATATATTGTTTTTGCGACATTACCAACTGGCGTATAATTAAAAGTAAAAGAACCAGCTCTAGGAATGGTAGCATCAAAAGTTGAACTAATAGATAAACTAATAATTGAAACTGTATAATTAATAAATTTAGTATTACTGTATACATCAGATACTGAAACTCTAACTAAATTTTGACCAGAAGATAAATAATCTTTTATATCTATTTCAATTTCACCCTGTGCTATACTTCTATTAATACGAGTAGAACCATTTATTTTTATAGTAAGAATACCATCTCCAGTTGGTATATCATCTTCTGTAGAAGACCATGAAAATGAAATTGGACAACTAGCATTTTCTGCAACAGTTTTAGCAAGCCATCCAGAGGTATTCATTAAAGTAAGGACAGCATTATTACTGCCGCCTCCACCTCCGCCTCCGCCGCCTCCGGCGAATGGACCATAAGGACCAGCAATGCGTTCTCCATTATTTAATAAATATACCAACCCTTCTTCATCAACTTCTAACTCATCAGCAAAAGTCCCAAGTTGTAAATTTATAGCTTGAAGTCTATTACTATGTGATTCAACCGTATCATTAATATCACCCAAAATATGACTTTTAATATCTTCTAGTGAAGCTGATTTACTTTTGTCCTCATCGAACATAACGAACCGCTTGCTACCCACTAGGGTAGCTGCGGTTTCTTCTTCTAAATAATTCATTGATATACTTTGATTAGGTAAAGCCATAATTTCTCCTTTCTTTATACTCGCGCGGTTAATGCATAATTATCTGGTGTTGCAAGAGCATAATCATCTGGTGTAGTTAATAATACTTCATCATCAACAGCAAAATTACACACTATAGTAGTACCATATCCTGCGAGATTTCTATCAAATGTTATACTATAATGATTACCTAAGGAAACTGGGTCATTATTTCCACCATTATTAGTACCTTCATTTTTATAGTACCAATAAAACATAGTATCAGGATATCTATCAGTTACCTCTTTATTTCCATAATATAAATGCGCTGTAAGAGTAACAGTTTGTGCAGCAGAATAATTTGTTTCTACCGACAATGTATATCCTTTTGCACTAGCTTCACGACGTATTGTTGATAAATCTGAAACTAAACCATTAACTTCAGATTGAGTAATTTCTAATTGACCAGTATCTGGATTTATACGCGCGCCGCCCGTACCAAAACTTCCTGTAGTAGCGTGAATATGACCACTAATAACTGCATTACTAGCATATAAATTACCAGCCTTATCGACTCCAAATTTATTACCTATAATTAAACGCCAATCTTTTTTAGGTCTTTCACTATCATTTGTTCTATTTATATAGATACCTTGTCCATCTTCTCCTGCATAATTTTCATTTGATAGATAGACAAAATCTTGATTTATATCAGGCTGACTTGCATTATATAATCCAGCCTTTAAAGTTAACTCTTTTGCATTAACTTTTAAATGTTTTTGTTTATCTTGATAATCCGTATAGAAAGTTATATATTGCTCATTATCACCAATATATAAATTATCTGTATATATACCTTGTGTACCTTCTAAATTATCATGATATAATGGATTAACCTGCGGGGTTTCTCCCTCATATTCTAAACGTGGTAATGTACCTAAGATACCACGGTATTCATAAGTGACTTTTACATTATTATTCGGATTAATTCTAGTTTCAAATAGACTAATAGCGCGAGCAGGTAAATTAACAGTATTATCTGAACTATTAACTCCAATACCGTAATTAGCGGTATTATTTATATTTCCCATATCTACAAGGGCACCACCTGCAAGTTCTTCTAATGTAATTATATCACCATTAAGTATTTCTGCTCCTCTACTTAAGGTAATTTCTCTAGTTGTGGTATCAACCTTAGAAATCCCATAAATATGAGATAATCCATTATTAGCAGCTATATCTATAACATCTGGATTAATAGATTCACCACTTGAAGTATTTTCTCCATTCGCATAATTACTAACTTTACACCATTGTCCAACCTTAAACAATAATGGTTTTTCAACTGTTACTATTAAATCTTCAGCACGCTCATCTAAATCTATATTTCCAATTCTTGCACTCTTAATTGTGCTAGCTGGTCTAAACAAGAAAACTCCACCCACTGCTTGAATCTCAGCATATTCAAATACTGCTGTTTTAATCGCGCCGCGAGCAGTAATATTCATAAAATAAGCATCGCCGTCTTTATTAATTAACCAACCGGTACCTGCACCATCAGAATAATTGGAAGATTGAATTAAAGGTGAATCAATACCGTCTCTACCATCTATTATAATATGATTTTTACCAATTGGACCAACTCTTACAATGTCATTAAATTGACCACCAATTGCATTGATAGTTCCAGTTATTTCAATATTACCATCAGTACCTGTTTTAAAAGTATCTATACCGTCATCATTAGTAATTCGAATACCATATAAAGAAGGTGGAATTGATGAATCTACCGGACGTATAGGACTTCCATCCCATTCTAATGCTCCAATTTTAATTACTTCTCTTTCTTCATTATTAGAATCCTTCTTTAAAATTCTAAAATCATTTTCAGAAGTAATTTCTACTCTACCGCCACCAGGGTAAGAATTTTTAATAAAAAATCCGTCCCAAGTTACAGCAAAGTGAGCATTATCTTTAACATCTTGAAGTGAGTTGGCTCTAAAGGTACCATTGTGTTTAATACCATATAATCCATATTGGTCATAACGTACAAAAGTTTTTAAATCATACGTTTCTCCATCTACAGATTTATAGGCGCTAATTCCGCTTTTATCCCAGCGAAAACTTGGATTTGTTTCACTACCAATAATAACTTGATCAGTATTTAATTTACCAGTATATACTGCACCAATATTAATACCACGCCCGTTAATTGCGGTAGCCCATGTTGAACCACCATCAGAAGAAATTCGAATTCCTTCACTATTAATTATAACAAGATTTTGGGTGTTAGTCAAATTCGTAATTAATATTCTATCACCATCAATTTGTATAGACCCATCACTTGTTAAATTATATTCTTTACCAGCAATTTGCTGAAGTGAACGAATTAATACGTCTTGATTAATTGTTCCATTCGCATCCATAAGCGAACTCATTTTTGCATAAGTGGCTTCGTTATACTGTACAGTTTGAACTGCCGCACTAATGCGTTGAAACAAGTCCTCAAAACGAGTTTTATAATTCTGAACTGTTATTACATTATTTTCTGGTTCTTCTAAATGCCATTCAATTTCTGAAACAATTACTTCTTCTCTTGCTGGCGTAAGTATTCCATTCTTATTTGCCCAACCAAAGAACTCGGTATCCTCAACATAGGTTTTATCTCCTACATTAAAGGAATAATCTTCTAATCCTTCAAGCTTACTAACCTCAACCACATTAATTGTATACACTACTGCTGGCTGTGCTGAAGTATTACTTACTTGTAAAGCGTCAAGATAATAAAGTTCTGAATCTATATAATCTGTTGAATTCCACGTACCTTCAGAAATAAAACGACTATATTTATTATCAAATTCATTAATAAAAACTTTCTTTTGTTCTATTAATTCATTAATTTGGTCTTCAATACCATTAATATGTTCCGTTGTTGTAATTTTAAAAGTTTTAGGATTACTACTAAAAGTATAAGTAGTAGTTTCCATAGTATAATCAGCCGGCGCAATAAAAGTAATAGTAGTTTCATTGTTAGTTATAATATTAAAATACTTTTTACTTACTGTTGATTCATATGTATCTTGAATATTATTACCAAGATAAAATTTAAAACCAACTAAATAATCGCTTAACTCAACATATAAATGAGTTTCTCTCAATTCATCAATAGCTGTCCAAACTGTAACCGTATAATTTTCAGAACCACGAAGTTCTTTACGTACATTCCAATATTCAGTATTTATATTATTTAAAATACCTGAATAATTATTAATAGTTGCTGAGCTAACATAAAGTTTACTTACAGTTTCTAATACATTTTCTTCAGTGAGTAAATCATCTGTTAAATCTTCATTATATCTCTCACAGTAATCTTCATAAATTTCTTCAGTTAAATATTCAAAATCTTCTAATGCTTTTGTTTGAGTATCTTCAGCTGAATCAATTAATTCTGTATATATATTACGTTTACTACCTAAATCAGTAAGACTAGCTTCTAATTTAATACGTTTTTGTTCTAATTCTTGTAAATCTGTATTAATTCTACTAACATTATTAGTTAAAGTTTGTCTATCTGTTTCAGCTTCTATTCTATCAAGTAAACCCTGATTATAATAATAATCAAAATTTAAAATGTATTGTTCTCCACTTGGGTTTGATGGAGCATTAGATATAGAAATATATCCTTCTTCTGTATAATCAGACTGAGATGAATCAACAATTAATTTAGTTACTATTTCATCAGAATTAATATTTCTTTCTATTGAATTTAAATTAATACCATATTTAAAACCAGCCCAATTATCTTTACCTACATATTCACGTAAATAGATATATTTTTCTGGCCGACCTTCTTCATTATAAACAATTACACCAGAACTATCGTGGTTAACAACTATATCTATCCAACACTCAAATGTTTCTGCAATTGTTTGAAGTATATTAAAACAATTTGATTGAGAAATACTAATAGAAAAATATTTTTCAGAATTTTCATTATAGATTGGAATTATATCATCTGTAGTACTAATTCCCGCCTGTAATTCAGAAATTGATGTATAAGTTTGTACGTC